AATACCAGTGTGCAACAGTTGGGCGAAGCGCTGCTTAGCGTAGGCGGAACGGCTAAGAGCTTAGCGGGCGGAGTTACCGAAGCGAATACCGTATTAGGAATATTCGCGGATAGCGGAACGAAGGGAGCAGAAGGCGGAACAGCATTACGAAACGTAATTTTAAGCCTTACAGCGCCGACGGATACCGCAAAGAAAAAAATGCAAGAGTTAGGGCTTGAAGTCTTCGACGCAAACGGGAATATGCGCCCGTTGAATGAGACTTTCCAAGACCTTAACGGAATCCTGGGAAATATGACCCAGGGAGAGCAGACAGAAGTATTAAACACAATCTTTAATAAAGAGCGTAAATGCTTTACTTGCGAACAGCGGCGAGCGGTTCAATGAGTTAAGCGGATACATAGAAAATTCTACGGGCGCTGCCGAACAAATGGCGGCAACGATGAATGATAACTTACAGGGTAAAATTACGATATTAAAGAGCGGGCTGGAAGGGCTTGGAATTGCTGCTTATGAAAAGTTCGAGACACCGCTTAAAAATGCAGTAACGAATATTACGAACGTAATAGGAGATTTACAGACAGATTTAGCGAGCGGGGAGCTGAGCGGCGCGCTTGATAAGGTTGCTACAGGTTTCGGAAACCTGGTAGAAAAAGCCAGTGAAATTATTGTAGCGGTATTACCTAAAATCCTGGAAGGGCTGGGCTGGATTGCAGACCACGGCGACACGATAGCCAGCTTATTAGCTGCCATAGGTGCGGGATTTGCGGTATTTAAGGTAGCGTCGATAATCAACGGAGTAGTAACAGCTATACAGGGACTTACGGCGGCAGAAGTGGCGCTAAATGCCATACAGAAACTTGTTAATATAACAATGGCTGCTAATCCGATGATGTTAATTATAACGTTGGTTGCTACACTGGTAGCGGCTATAGTCGGATTTGTCGCCACAAATGAAGATGCAAGAGCGGCGGTAGTAAATGCCTGGAACATCGTAAAAGATACGGTAGGAAAAGTAGTAGGAGAAATTGCAAAATTCTTTACAGAAACAATACCAAACGCACTAAGCAAGGTTGTAGATTTTGTAAAAGATAACTGGCAAGATATTCTATTATTCCTGGCGAATCCGTTCGCGGGTGCGGCTAAACTGCTGTACGAACATTGTGAAACTTTCCGAAATATTGTAGATAATATCGCTTCATTTTTCCGGGAGTTACCGGGCAAGATTTGGGACGCAATACTGGGAGCGGTCGAGAAGATAACAACCTGGGGCGAAAATGTAAAGACAGCGGCGACCCAGGCGGCAAGTAACGCGATAACGAGCGTTGTAACATTTTTCCAGGAATTACCGGGGAAAATTTGGGACGCAATACTGGGAGCAGTTACGACAGTAACGACCTGGGGCGAAAATATGAAGGCAGCAGTTGTACAGGCTGCTACTGAATTTGTAACAAATGCAATAGCATTTTTCCAGGAATTGCCGTATAAAATCGGCTATGTAATCGGTCAAGCAATCGGGAATGTAGTACAGTTCGGTATTGACCTGGTAACATGGGCGACTACAGAAATACCGAATTTTATTAACACGGTAATAACATTCCTGGTAGAGCTTCCGGGCAAGATTTGGGACGCGATAGTAAGCGCGATCACGAACGTACAGAAC